CCAGTCCGCGGATATCCATCGCCGCCGAGTCCCCACTTCCTCCCCTGGACCTTCGGAAGGTCCTCGATATCTATGACGGTCCGGGAAACGAGTTCTCCGCGAATGTTGTAGAGGAGGATGTGGCCGGAATCGCCGACGAGGATGATTTCATTGGGGTCATATCTCGTTCTTTTGGCCGGATCCCCATAGCATCGCCAGCGGTAGTAGTGCTTCCCGCACAATCCCCTTCCCTTGTAGGAAGATTCACACCCCGGCACGGTGCATTTGCGGTGAATCGTCACGTTCTGCGGATTCATGGATCCTCCAAATAAAAAGCCGCCCGTGGGGGGCGGCTCTGAAGTACGGCAAATCTGTTGCTGATTACAGCTCTTTCACCTCGATCACGAGATCTTCCTCAACGCCTATTTCTCCGTTTGTTGTGTCGCATTTGAACGTAACTTTATAATTCTGCCCGTCCAAGCCCGCCTTGATGCCCACGCAGATTGCGTTGCCCGCACGGGATACCGAGCTCGCCTCGATCATGGCCGCGGATGTATCCACCCCGCCCGGATAGGTGGCGATCGTGACGGTGTGGGTTCCGGCCAACGAATCCCCCATCGCGATCGCCTTTCCCGGCGTGAACGTCATCGAATAGCGCAGCGATTCCCCGGGCTGTTTCGGCTTGTCAGCATACTGGATCGGCATGGTGGCTGACCTCATGCGTAGTAGTTTCGCTTCCTGGCGACCGCCTCGAAGGTGCGCCTTCGGGCCTGCGCCTCGTATTCGCGCCCGCGGGCAACAGCCGCATATGCCTGCGACGCCGACGCGAAGTTCCCGCGCAAAGCCGCACTCGTCCCGAAAAGCGACAGAACCCCCGAGTCGGCGATCAGGATGTACTCTGCTGACGTTGAAGACAGAAGTTCCGCATCGATCCCCAAAAGAAGGTATGAGCCTTCTTCCGTTGCCAGAACCCTTCCGGCAAGCAGAGCGGCATCCTGCCCTACTTCCGGGAAACTTCCCATCCCGGAGACAAGCCGCCATCCCTTAAGCAAGGATGCGTATTGTCCTTCCTCGACGTATCCGTCCGCGGCTGCGGTGATCTTCCGTGCCGCCAGCAGGATTGCAGGCGCTCCGCTGACAGCATGGTCCCCTGCTGAGGAAGGCAGGATGCTGCTTTTCCGCAGGGCCGCTCCCTGCCCCACGAGCGTAAATCCTCCAACCCCTGCGACGACAACCTTGGCCTGCTGTGTAAGGATCAGGCTTACCGGCTGCCCCGTGAGGGCGTAGCCCCCGGAAGACGCAATTACCGCCCTCTCCCATCGCAGCGCCGCGTCGATGCCGGCCAGGGAGTAACTCCCAATTTCCGACGACAGTTTCCGATCTGCCATAAGGGCGGCAAGCGAACCGGACAGGTAATAACTCCCGGGCCCCCCGCTGACCGAGAACCCCCGCCGCAAGGTCGCCGACGTTCCCGTTTCAGCGTAACTCCCCTCGCCGGCGGCTACCTTGTGCCCTTTTTCGAGGGATGCGGCTGTGCCTGTATCCGAGTAACTGCCGCTTCCCGCTGCAATCGCGTATTGAGCCGGGGTGTAAGTGACCTGGAGTTGGACGCAGGAGAACCGGATTGCGGGATTCGCATCTCCGCTGTAGAAACCGAATGCCTGTAGCGCGTTCGCGCCTACTCCATTTACGTCATCGACGGTCCACGCAGCGGCGGTTTTCGGGTTTACGGCCCAGTTGTCGGACCGTGCCGTGTAAGTCGATCCGGATGGGTTGTGCGTGGCGGCGTTGTAGTAGGTACCGCCGACCTTCAGTCGTCCCGCACAGTTGTTGTTACCCGCCGAGGCTTCCGCGTCGTAGTACCGCACCTGCACCGAGATCGACGTGGCCCCTGCGGGCACGCTAAACGCCGTAAACCCAAACGTTAGGTTCCCTGCAGCGGTGCCATGCGCCAGATAATCGGCGGGGACGGTATCGGGATAGTCGTCGACAGCCTGATAGCGCGTCCCGGCGGAGCCAGTCCAGGTTCCGGATACGGCCTCGTCGCTTGTTGGTGCTCGGTTCTGGGTCGCCATGCGCCATTACGCGATGGTGAACACGCTCGCCCCAAAATCCACCGTGAACGTTTCTCCGTCGTTTAAGGAGATTGAGGAGCCGTAATCCCACCAGCACACGAGCGGATCCGCGGGGGAGGTCGGCGTATCGTTGTAGACGACCGCGTACCGGAACGGCCCGAAGGACCCGCCCGAGGCCGTGAACACCACATCCACCGCCGTCAGCGTCCCCGTGCCGCCGGCCTCCGTGTAATCCTGCTGGATGTCCACGCCTCCGGCCGGATACCCGTTCTGGGCCGTGATCTCGGCGAGGTCCGCCTTGACCGCGTCCAGTGCGGCGTCCGGCGTGTCATTGGTGAGGTACACCTTCAGTGTGTGCCCCGCCGCGTGGATCTGGTGGATCCCTTTCCCGAGCTGCTCCACAAAATCCTGGAACTTGTTGAACGTAGCCATCACATCCTCCTTCCACTAAAAATGAAAAAGGCCGCAATCCGGCGGCCCTTGTCCTGCGATTCGGCTCCCTGCCTACCAGGGCTTTTTCTGTTGGACTGGGTAGAAATTTTCGGAGAGCGTGTTCCGGTACCCCAGGACAAGCCGGTTGTACGTCTTGAAGTTGGAGGCCGCCCCCGTCGTGACCGCCGCCTTCGCCACGGTCACGGCTGCGTTGTTCGTTTCGTTTAAGTCCACGTAGGCGAACTCGTTGTCCGAGAGCACGATGCTCCCGGCGCCCGGAATCTGAAGCCGGTTATTCGTGTCCACCGTGCTGTTGTCTCCCGCCTTGAACCGAACCAAACCGGAAGTCTAGTCGACCCCCGTGGTTGCCGCTCTCATCTCGTGAATCTGAACTGTAGCCGCCATTGCCTTACCCTCCCTCTCTGGTTCTACCAGACGGTTGTGTCGTCAATCTCCGAATTCAGGAACGGACTGACCCTCGACTCGAAAGTATCGACGGTATTCAATTCCACGATCTCCGCTTTGATCGCGCTGAGCACCTGCATCTTCGTCACAGTCGCGTCCACGAGTTTCTTTCTGATATAGAACTTCGTCGGCGCGTCCTTTTCGTAGAACCGGACGGTGAACTCGTACCGAAGAACGTCTGTGACAACCGGGGACCCACTCTCCTGCGGTATAAGCGACCTCTGGATCTTCTTCTCTACGCTCTCGATCTTCGCCACCCACGCCATATCGCGACCTCCTTCCTATACTCCGAGCGGAATGTTCTGCCCCTCCAGCGTCTTCATCTGCGCGTACATCGTCTCCATGTCTTGAACCTTCGTGAGGATCAGAAATCTATTTTCCCCCCCGATTCGATTGTTAGAAACCACAAAGTACGTTTCCACCGCCGTTACCGATCCCGCGTAATACGGGCGATACTTCTGTGGTACTGTTGCGGATGCGCTACGACGTATCTGGTTTGCCCCCAATCGGCAATGATGGTGGCATTCATCAGGAACCATAGAACGGCCGTGGTCATTGCGCCCCGACCTTCGTCCATGTAGATCCGTTCGTGTTGATGTAGAGGATACCGGCGGACGTAACCCAAAGTGTTCCGGCGTTTGCAGTATGAGAGGGAGCACTCGCAGAAGAACCGGGATTTATACAGAGCGGTCCCCCGTACCCGGTAACAAGGGCATTTGATTGAAAAACGCCCCCGTACCCGGAATCCGAATAGGCCTTGATTCCGATGGAGGTCACCCCCTCGCCTGAAGTGTAAATCCCCCAATCGCCGTTATATCCCAAAAACCTCCCGGCGACGTAATCCACGCTGCTCGCACCACCGATGGAGGCTACTTGGACCCATGCCGAAGTCACCCATTTATAAATATGCACTCGCCCATCTGCCGTGAAGTTCGTCGCATTATTCAGAGGGTACCGCTTCGTCAGGCCAGTGGCCGTCAGAAATTTCCCGATGGAGACCGTGTAATTTCCATCGGAGGACATGATCGTTCCGCCGAAGGTCTGATCCCCGCCGTACGCTTCAATCTTCCCGGCGGTGATCTTCATCCCCGCGCCAGGCGTTGTGTTGTTGTCTCCCGGTGCGGTATATGTCTGCTGGAAAGTTCCCGATTCTGTGTTGACTGCGCTCAGGTGGTTTGCGGTCAACTTCGCCGCAGTGATCGTACCATCTACAATAAGATTGGTATCAACAGCCTCCATAACCTGTATATTCTGAAGTTCCCAGTAACCGTTGTGGTCAGGGTGTCCCCCATCATAGTAGTTTAATAAAAAGTCTAATCTTATAAATCTACAATTCGTTTGCCAATCAGCAGGTGTGTACAATCCTGAATAGTAAACCCAATTCGTATGAGCTGATTGGTTCACAGCACCTTTGTAAGGAGAACGACCGCCGTTGGTATCACAATAAGTACCAACAGCATCCTTATACTGACGAAGGCAAGAATATAAGACCCCTCTGCCTGTAACACCGTCAGCTCTCGCTCGGAAGGATATTCTATAAGACTTGGAAGGATCAATCGGATAATACTTCTTATCATGAAAGGGTGTATAAACGTCCGGGGTATTACGCACAGATCTATTTCCTGCTACACCATCAGAAATAGTTTGAAAGGTTACAGAACCACCTTCCGTTCCCCAGGCATCGGAATCCTTCAAACCAGGATCAATATTGATAGAACCAAAGTTTGCGATCACCAAGTGCCGGGCGATAATAGTGTCGGACGCGATCTCGTCAGCGCCGACCGCACCGACGGCTATTTGACCCGCCGTTATTGTATTTGCAAGGATTTTGTCGGCGGTGACCGCACCGTCGACGATCAGTTCGCCGCTTACGGCCCGCCGACATTCGATATGCGCAATTCGCCAGTGATCGGAAGCGGCGGCATCGGTCGGAAGACCGGGAACGACCTGTGCAAAGCGGGCGTTGGATAAGTCGACGGTGATTCTCGCGCTGAACCTCGTCCACACTCCTGCAGCAGTAGTTTTTGACAGACCGGTGTAATACCAAGTTACCCCCGCGCTTGAATCGGTAACGCGCAACCAGATAAACAAATCCTTCGTCGGCGTCCCAAACCTGTATCCGTAGGCGCTCACAAAGTAGGTATCACCTGTCTTTACGGGAAATTCGTTTTTATTATATCCACCTGAAGCTGGCCCCAATATGTCCATCGCATGACCTTTCGGCGGAGCCGTACTGTCTGCCACAACGGAAGCACCGTATACGAGATTCCATTGATTCCCGGCCGCCTCGAAATCGCCTTCGGAACACATATTCGTATAATCGGCCACGACGAGATGCTTCACGGCGACGGAGTTTGCGGCGATATGATCCGCCTGGATCGCGCCGTCAACGATCAGCTCCGCATTCCCAGCCCTTCTTACCACGGCCTGCGTCGCATAGTGTTTCGCCGTGCCGGTGGTCGCCTCCCTCTGGATAACCAAAGAGGCGGTCTTCGCGTTCGCGGGCATCGTCGCTTGACCTGAGTATTTCTGCCACGCAGAGTTCGCATTCGTTGGACCGGAGAAGATACCCACGCCGACCACCGATTCGTCATGCCTCGTAACGTAGAAGTAGGGACCGGACCCATTCGTATTCGTCCCTGCTCCGGTCGCCATCCAAACCGAACAGAAGTAAGTCTCCCCCTCGGTGACGGGGAAAGTCACGAGGGACCCGGTATTGGCCGTACTCGTCCCGCCGTACTCCATCACGAAATCCTGCGGTGCGTCCGTTGGGACGCCCGAATAGTCTTTTGCCCGACGGTACACGTTCGGCGTCACGTTCCACTTGTCAGGAATATCCTTGCTGTCCACCACCGTAAAGTCCTCGAACTCCGGATTCATCAGGATGTTCGAGAAATCCGCTACAACCATGTGCTTTGCAAGGATCACGTTCGCGGCGATCGCGTCCGCGCCGACGGCACCGGCCAGGATCTTCCCCGCCGTGATGGCGTTCGCTGCGATCTTGTCGGCGGAGATCGCGCCGTCGACGATCAGGCTGGCTCCGGCCGCCTTTCTTATTCTGGCTTGTGTTAGGTACCAAACTCCTGCGGTAGCATTGTTGGATATAACGATTACGAACGATACCGTGTTTGCCGGTAAAACAACTATGCCGCCAACTTTCGTCCACGTTTGTGAACCACCTGAACGAATACCACCAGTGACTGCCGTAATAAAACCACCAGAACTATCAAAACAAGCAATCTGTACCACCACATTCCCGTTCACCGATGCGTCGGGAGCGCACTCTGCGGAAATGTAATATTCTTCTCCTGCGGAGCCGTCTATTCCCAAATAGTTCGGACAAGCGATATAAGTACCAAAGGCGATTCCGCACACGTAATCCGTCGGCGCACCTGATGGGACTCCGGCAGATCCTTTTGTAACGACAGCCGAACCCCCAAATATGGTCCATTTGTCCGTATTTCCATTGAGGAAGATCGGGTTCGGAACGGCATTGGTCCAGTCGGCAACAATAAGATGCTTGACCGCAATGGAATCCGCCGCGATATCCGCGCCCGCGATCAGCCGGTCGAGGTCGTCGGTATAAATCTCGGCCGTCCACGCCTCGTCCTTGTTCCTATACAGTTTTCCATCGGTAGTCAGGTAGACGATGATCCCCTCCGGGAACTCCGAATCCGGTAGCGACGGCAGGGAGGTTACGATCCTCGGCGGGATCAGCCCCGACGCCATCTTCGCTTGAGTGATCGACCCGTCGGCGACCTCCGTATAGATCACCTCCCAACCCACCATCTCGTCGATGTAATACGTGCCGGCATCGACGGCGTGGTAATAGAACAGCAGGGTCGTGGCTCCTGCGGGGACGGCCCCGCTGGTGGTCACCAATTGATAGGAAGCCGTCGCTTCAATCTCCGTCAGCGTGCCGGAAACCCAATCCCCGTCCTTGTCGTAAAAGCCGATGCAGATTTGGAAGGTCGCCCCTCCCAAAGTGCATTTAACGCGGGATGAGAACTCATACAATTTGCCGGCGACGACCTGGATGCGCGTCGTCGGGGTGCCTGATCCGGTCGGCATGAAGTCCTGCCCCGCCGTGGCGACGAACTTGCGGCACCAGTTCCCCGCGTAGGCGTTGGGGGGTTCTTCGACGAGGTTGTCGCTTTCTGGCGACATGCCCGCAACCAGAGAACCTTGTTCGGACGTTCCGTTCGGTATCAGGTTGCTGCCGTGGTTTATGACGATATCGCCCCACCCGAGGTTCCGGTCGAAATCATCGACGGCGACCGCCTTCGTCCAGACGTTCCCGTAGTTCCGGTACAGTTTCCCATCCGTCGTGAGGAACACGATCATACCGATCGGATAGTTCGCATCCGGCAGGGTCGGAAGCGAGGTGACCACCTCAGGCGGGACGAGGTTCGTCGCGAGTTTGATCTTGGAGATCGCCGAGTCTGCGATGTCACCCGTGTCGATAGGGGGCGTCACCCCGTCGTTGTGCCCGCTGGTGTCGCCCGCCGACCAGAGGGAGTACGTCCCGTACTTCGTCTTGGCGCGGAGCCAGTAGTAATAGGTCGCCCCTGAAACGATCCCCTTCGCATCGACGTACGAATTCCCCCCGATGACCGCTTGAAGGATGGCCCCCGCGCGGTTGTTGGACTCCGACCTCCACACCTCGACTCCCACGACGATCGGATCGGAGATCGCCCCCCACGTGACCACGATCTTCCCGTAGGAGGCTTCGACGGAAACGGAGGACGGCGCGGCAGGGACCGCCACGGAGAGAATCAGAGAATCCTCCCCCGCGCAATACAGGCCGGCCACATCATAGGTTTTCAGGTGGAAGGTGAAGGAGGCCGTGGTGGGGAATTCATCATACGAGTTCCATACGAAACTCGTGGCGTCTCCCCGAAACAGCACCACTCCTGTCGCCCAATCCGTGCCTCTGCGAAGTTCGTACCCGACGATCCCCGACTCCGAGACGGCGGCCCACGCCAGGTACACCTTGTCGGTGAACGAGCACCTTGCCTCGTCGAACACCGGAACCTCGACGGGCAACCCCTCCCCCGGCAGGCTCCCCTTGCCGTAAAGATTGATCTCCACGGTCGCGCCTTCGGCCATGTTCGACGAATCCCCCGACACCGCGAACGTGTAGGTGTAGCCCCACGGCAGATTCTCCGCGAGGAACGACGGCTTCGTCGTCTCACCGAGCCATCTCCATCCCGACAGGTTATTGATCCGGTACCAGACATTCCACCGCATCGCATACCCGCCCCACGCGAGCGACACGTGCGACAGCCCGATCCCCGCGTCGCTCCTCCACACTTCCGTGGCGATGAGGTTTGCGACCTTCTTCAGGTCCGTCGGCGGGGCCTCCGGCGGCACGGTAACGAAATCGGAATAGACGTTCGGGTCGTACTCGATCCCCTTGATCCGGTAGGTGAGCTCCGATTCCCGGCTGATGTCGAGGACCCGGAACTTTTTGCTGTTCGTGGTCGGGGTCGAGAACACATAATTGGCGAACGCCGCGGGGGTTTTCGCCCACGTCCCGGAGATGTTGACGATCCTCCCGACGATGGAGGAGATGTACTTCGTCTCAAGCGAATCGTCGTCCTGATGCCGCACGGTGATCTGGCAATTCGTGACGTAGGTGAGATCCCGATCCACGACGGCGGTGCTGGTCGTCGCGGACTCGATTCGCCCGGAATAGCCGAACAGGTTCACGTCATGCGACACCTCGACCACATCCCCCGGCAGGCAGGCGATGGCATCGACCCCGGCCTCCCACGACGCCACCATCGTCAGTAGCCGGTTGTTGTTCAGGAGCCATTTCCCATACTGCAGGGCCATGTCCCGATCGACGCATCCGTACAGGGCGACGGTCGCCTTGTTGATCTCCCGGTCGGAGGTATCGAAATCGAAGGCGTACAATTCGACGGTCGTCGGCTCGTAATCCCGATCCTCGTCGTAATAGGTGATCTCCACCGCATTCGCGCGATCATCGTAGGGGATGAATTCCTCGACGTAGGAATCCTTGACGATGTTCCCCATCCCGAACGAGAACCGTTGGACGGTCGAATCGAGCTTGTCCACGAGGACGGTGAACTTGCTCCCGATCTGCACCACGACCGCCCTCCCGAGAAGGGAGGCCGTGTTCAACTGCTTGCGCAGGGTCTGGGTCTGACTCATGTATAGGTGAATCGTTTTCGCCACGACCGGCGGGGTGGTGTCCGTGCAATAATTCGCCCATGCGAGGAAGCCGGGATAGTCGATCCGGTCGTGCGGCACTCCCTCGACGACGAACGTCGCGCCGTCATCGAGCCTGCGGGCGCGGTGGATTATTTGATAGCAGACCCACGCCGGATTGCTCGCCGACTTCGCCTCATAACCAGACCCGGTCCAGACCCACACGATGTTCCGGCTCGCCTTGATGTCGACCCGGGGCATCCCACCCGATAATTGATCCGTCGCGAGGGCGCGGAGGGAGAACAGGGCGACACCCGGGAAGGTCAGGTCGTCGGAGAGAACATCCTGGAGGTATTCGAAAGTCGCGTCCGCGCAATACCGGCTGGTGGCGGGGTAGGCGTTCGCCCTGCGGACCCGCACATCATAGGTATCCCGGGTCAGCCGACCCGTCGCGAAGGCGTAGTACAGGGTCGATTGCTTCGATTCCGGAACGCCGAATTCCGGCTGCGCGAGAGGCGTGCCCTCCTCGACCTTTTCGTTTAACGCGCACCAATGCCACCATTCCGGGTAGGTCGTTACCTCGTAGACCGAATCCCCTCCCTGCCACTCGACGACGGGATAGTCGTAATTGACCGCCCCCTCGACATGATCCCCCGGCGTGGTCGATCCCGTGATGATGGAGACGAATTTGCTGTACGTCCCATCAGGCCAATGCCCATAGACGAAATGCCCGCAGTACCACCGGGGAACCGCGACGGTGATCGGCTCCGTCGTGATCGCGATGCAACTCGTCCACACGCTGTCGGTGTGCTTCTTGTACTGCAGGAGCATCTGCGGAGTAAGGGTCGCGAGGCTCCCGTTGTCGTTCGCATACCAGATACCCTTCGGGAAGGAGATTCCATAGACGATCTCGTCCACATCCCCGGAGGTCTGCCCGACTACCCACTTTGCGGCGTACCCCCCGCCTCCATAGTTGCCCCACCCTGTGGAATCCACATCCACATCGGCTTCCGTGTGCAGATGGAAGGTGTCGGCGGCGATCCCCCCGACCTTGTAGGTGTTCCCGTTGACGTTCGCCCCCATCGCCCCCGCAACTTCGTCGATGAAGATCGTCTCGCCCACCGAGTATGTGTGGCCCGGGGCGGTAACGACGCACGGGTTCGCCTTCGTGATCCCGGTGATGACGAAGGATTTCATCGCCAACTGGATGGGCTGATCCGAATGGGAATCCTTGAAATTCTGGACGACCGCCTGAGTGTCGGCCCCGAGCCTCACCTCGGTCGAGATTCCGGCGAAGTCGGTGATGGGGGATCCGTTGATCCTGATCGAATCCGTGTCGATGTCGTCGACCCGATGGCCAGCGACGGCGAACAGCAGGTTCATGAAATGCTTGTCGCCGGAGGTATCGACATAGGTCCCGATCAGGGGAGGGACGACTCGGCACGTGCCGAACAATTCGGGGAGAGTCCCTCCCTCCCTGATGCTGTTCCCGATATTGTCCCACGAATACGTCGGGGCCTTGGACTCCTCCGTGGCGGGTGTGTCCGGACGAGGCGCCATGGAAGATATGAGCAACCCGCCAGCCACCAGCACCGCCCCATATCCCACCGCGTACAAGACGGTCCCGGTCATTCCGGCGACGGCGGAAGCACCACCGATCATCGCCCCGCCGTACCCGGCAAGAGCCGCTCCCGCATACGGCGCGACGACCATGATGGCGATCATGGCGACGATGCTGAAAATCGCCTTGCCGCTACCGCCGCCCTGCGGCATGGCGCAGAACGCGAGCGAATCGCCCGGTGCGACGACGTACAACTCCATCTGGCCGGGCAGGAATTCGCATCCGTTCACCGATGCGACGATCTCATACCCCTCGATCCCCTCGCCGCAGATCTCGCGAACATACTCGGGAACGGTCCTCAATGCGGGGAGGCGGTGGACCTCCCGCGTCTCAAGCGGATTGAGGACATTCCGAATGTAGGCGACGGTTACCTGGTCCATCGGTAATACCCCACGATCTTGTTCTTCCAGAGCGGATGATCCACGCGGACGATGATCGACCCGGTCTTTTCAAGCGAATGGATGAAGCGACCTCCCCCGACGTAGACCCCGAAGTGCTGTTCCGTATCCGGCAGGTTCGGGTCGTGCCGCATCGCCACGGCATCCCCGGGCGAGGGCACCTCGACCCTCCCCCAATGCCGGGGGATTTGCCTCAGCATCTCCTCGCGGATTTCCCTGCTCGAATACGCGGACACGTTGACCTCCGGGACCTCTATCCCGAATCGCTCCATGGCGAGCCGGAAGATGCCCCAACAGTCCGCGCCCTCCCTCGACCTCCCCCGATCCACGAACGGGATGCCGACGAGGTCCGACAGGTCAGCGTAGCCGCAATCCGCCAATTCCCACCCCCGGAAATCCACCGTAATTCAGCGTGTTCGCCAAGGTCGTACAGGTCGAGAAGGTCTTGTCGCAGGCCGACGCTCCCCCCGTATATTTGCACCTCGTGTCCTTGAATCTGTGACGGCAATGGTTCTTGAGGATCCGATCCTGCGGATACCTCTTGTTGTAAGGGTTGCTGGCTCCCAGAGTAAAGGTCGCCCATTGTGCGCTCATCTTCGGTTGCTTCAACTCGAATTGGTGCCAGACCTCGGGAGTCGCGGAGGCGATGTTCTTCGAGTTGAGGAGATACAGGTCGACGACGATGGGCGAGAACCCGCTCGTCTTTATGTAGTTGTCGTAGGCGAGCACGTACCCTTCAAGGACCCGGTTGACGTTGGAGATTCTTACGTCGACTCGCGGAACCTCTCCCTTGTTCCCTGCGGCGATCGGATCGATCTCAAAGGGAAAGGCCTGCCAAGTCTGACCCGCCCACGTGATGTCCTCCGTGTTCTTCACGACATGGACGGTGGTCGGAGTCGAACCGGGGATCGTGACCTTCATCGCCAGATACCAGATCGAATCCGTGGAAAGTTTGTTCTTCTCCTCGATGGCGATACTGCTGAGAGTAAGGGGCATCTACTCCTCCTCCAACGCCACGGAGACTTGGCGGTACCCCTTCTCGACGTGGGACCATTTCAGGGAATCTTCGCTGTATTTCACCGTGTGGGAGAGTCCCGTCACCGACTCGACCCACGTGAACGAGTTCCCCTGATCGGCGATGAAAGCCGCCTTGAGCAGTTGGAAGTGTGCCTCCTCCATGTTGTTCCAGCGGAGGAGCCATCGCTCCCTCTCCCGCGAGGATCGCTTTCTGGACTGAACGTACCCCCCCTCGAATTCCGTGCGGACGACGGGAAGGTATACCTCTCCCCCTGTCGTGAAAGACGGCGCCGGGATGGTAGGCCATGCCATATCAAGCCCCTCCCAATGCAGTGCGAAGCCCGCGGACGTTCCTGTTGAGGCCATCGAGCACCACGTCGATCACCCACCCCTGCGGATCGAAGGACGCGCGAGCCGTCTTCGCCTCGACCGCCTCTCCCGATTGGTTCTTGATGTTCACCGTGACGGAATTGCTCCCCCCCGACCCATTCGGAAGGATGGTCCCGGAAGACCCGGGGATGAACGTCTCCGGCCCTCGCTCCCCCACCGTATACGGCACCCCCCCGATCACCGGCCCCCCCGATGCCATGGCTGGCAGGGGCGCGAGGCCGAACGCTCCCATGATCCCCTGCGCTATGGGCTGAACGATGGCCTGCCGCGCCGCGATCCGCATGAGGTCCGCGATCACGCTGTTCGCGAATTCCTTGAAACTCATTTTCCCCGTCATGGCGAATTCCACGACCGCATCCTCCATGGAATGGAACGCGCGAATCGACGCTTGGGCGAGGTCCGAAACCACGCCGTCCGCACCACGGAACACCGTGTTGTAAAGTTGCCCCATCGAGGACACCCTCTCTTGTGCTTCGGTGAGCGTCCTGAAATGCTCATACAGCCCCTCGTTCAGAAGATCGAGGGCTTGCTTTGCGTTCCCGTACGCCATAGCAACATTGAAGGCACTCTCGGCTTCCTGTGCGGGAGTGATGGACTTCATCTTCTGTACAAGTTCGTCAACCCGCGGCATGGCGTCGGCCAGTTCCGCCTCGAAATCCATTACACCGAGGGCGTCCATTGTGCCGCGGAGTTCCTGTGCGTAGTCGGCGGTAGCTTTGGCAAGCTTCTGCCGAGCCTCGAACGCATTTATATCTTCCTCGGCGGCTTGCGCAGCGAGTTTCGCTGCGTCGCCATAGAAGTCCTGCAATACCTCCGCCTGAGCCATCAGTGTGTCGAAGAGTTTCTTTTCGTTATATTTGGCGATCCGCTCTTCGAGTTTCTTCTGTTCTTCGTTCGCCTTCTTCGTCGCCTCAAGGTTCGGCCCCTCGACCTTCGGCTTTGGAGGTCCGACGAATTCGCCCGTGGTCTTCACGCCTGCGGCGGCTTGCTTCTCCTTCGTCGCGGCGACCGCTTCCTCGCCGCCGAACACCCTCGCGTAGAACAATTCGATCCGGTCGCCGTACTTCTCGATGGAGTCCCAGAGGGCCTTTACCCCCTCGACCATATCGACCATCAGTTTCCCGGCGGTGGCCTTCGATGCCATCCCGATCTTGTCGATGGCATCTCCGTACGCGTCTAGTTTGGTGATCTCCTCCTGCGTGAGGGTCGCGCCAAGCCGCTTTCCCTCCTCCCTCATGTCGTGGAGGCCCTTCGCCCCTCCCTCAAGGACCGGGAGGAGGTCCACCCCGCTTTTCCCGAACACCGCGAGGGCAAGAGCGGTCTTATTCGCACCATCCTTCATCCCCGACAATTTGTCGGCCATAATGTCGAACAATTCATTCGGGGATTTCGTCTTG